TGGAGTGGTGCGACGGGCCTTACAATATCAGATACTCGTTCGCTAAAACAGTTTACCAGTACACATTGGATGGACAGCTTGTAAAAGTATGGCCATCATTGGCTGAATGCAGAATAAATGGTTTTAGCAGTGGCAATATTGCTGAATGTTGCAACGGAAAGCGTAAACAACACAGAGGATTCAGGTGGAGCTATTGAATTATATTCTATTCAAAAAGATAGAATATAACAAATGGCACAAAACAGCACAGTACAGCTCAACATAGCCACCGCCAACACTTCAAAGGCGACCAAGGATGTCAAGTCGCTGAAAGAGCAAATACGCGACTTGAAGAACGAAATGGCGGGCCTCACCCAGGGGACAGAGGAATATGATGCAGCCGCAACCCAGCTCGGCAACCTCATGCATCAACAGACGGAGATAACCGAGGCGGCAAAGATGGCGACGCAGGACTACGGCCAGGTGTTGACCAACATCACCAGCGTAAGCGCTGGTGTGGTGGGCTCCATATCCGCGATGAACGGGGTAATGAACCTTATAGGGGCGTCGTCCGACGAGGCTACCGAGGCAATGCGCAAGATACAGAGCCTTATGGCCATCGTACAGGGCCTAAGTCAGTTGGAAACAGCTGATAAATCATTCAAGGACCTTTGGAAAAGGATAAAAAACCTGACCAAAGCCAAACAGGACGACACCAGGGAAACCATAAAGAACACAACTTCCACAACCACTAACGCGGCGGCAACCAACGTAGACGCAGCCGCAAAGAGGAAGGACGCAGCCGCATCTGGTGTGGCCACAGCCGCGAACACCACGCTGACAGCCTCGTTCAATAGGCTTAAAGTGGCCATGAAGTCGTTCATGATGTCCAACCCGTTCACGCTCGCTATAATGGGCGCAACGGCCCTTGTTTCGCTGATAACCAATCTAGTGAACAAGACGAAGGAAGCGGCGGAGGAAGCCAGGAATCTCAAGATAGAGGAGGCGAACACTGCACTAGAGTCCGAGCGTAACATGCTGTCTGATTTGAGCGGAACCCAGTCACAGCTAAACAAAAGGCGTATTGCGGACGCTCACCTCGAAAAAGAGCTTCAAGGAGAGAAAAAAACTATCGAAGAATGGAATGAAATAATAGATATTTTCTCCGAAAATGTCGCCAATATCCAGATAGAGCTTGACAAAGAAGTTGTTAAGTTCGGCGAGGCCACTGAAAAGGCCAAGAAGTTGGGGACCGAGCTGTTAGAACAACAGACTGGTCTTTATTTGAGCGAGTACGGCAAGCAGAAGCAGCTGTTAGAGAACTTAGAGAAGAACTTTGGCAAGGAGAATGATATATGGAAGCAAACCAACAAGGACGCCGACAACGCCGCGGCCCTGTTCTACGACCATGCCCGACAGAAGACTGTTGAACGTTATAACGAGACACGCAAGGCCGCCGAAGACGCCAAGAAGGCAGCCGAAGACCGCAGGGCCCGCGAGCTGAACGACATCAAGACCGCATACGAGAGGCAGAAGCTTCTCACCAGCGACCTGTACCGCGACCAGGAGCTCACCGCAGAGGAATACTACGACAGGCAAATATCCGAGCTCAACGGCTATCTGGAAAAGTGGACAAACCTAAGGGTTAAGCACAATAAAGAGCTCGGCAAACGAGGCCTGACGGACGGCCTGACCAACGAGGACCTGCTGGAAATCGAGCGCATGAACAGCCAGGCAGTGGACTTGGAGCGCAAAAAGACCGAGGCGATTATCGAGCTCAGGAAAAAGCTCGCCGACAGTCAAAACTATCGCGGAGCGAGGGCTACTGTCAACGAGAGTCGCTATCAGAACGCGCAGAACGAATTGACCGACCAGGAAGGCGGCAGATACGCCGAACAGCAAGAGGAACTTTACAACGCCTGGTGGTTGAAAAAATTCGCGTTGATAGAGAAATACAACCGCCAGGAAGTGGAGGCTGAGAGGGCAAAGAACGACGAGCTGAACCGCCTTGCAATGGAACGCTACGCGGAGGAGGAAAGGGTGCTGAAAGAGAACAGGGACGGAGACACAGCCTACGAGGAGGAGAGGTTCAGGGTTGAGATGGGCTATCTGGACCAGAAACTGAACGCAAAACTGATAAGCCAGCTGGAATACAACCAGGCTGTCGAGGAAGCTGAGAGGGCGCACCAGGAAAGGATGCGGGAAATAGAGAACGAGTACGACGGCGGCTGGCAGGAAATGGAAGCCAACCGAACCGCGACTCTGAGAGATATTGCCCAACAGCGTTACGACATTGAAAAGGACTTTTATGAGAGGCGTATGGAGCTCGACGAGGCATATATAGACGCTTATCAAACACTCAGCTCGAGTATTGGCGGCATTCTTTCCAAGGTGCAAGAACAGTACAGTGAGGGTAGCCGCCAGTACGAGAAGATACAAGAGGCCAATATAATTATGGACACAGTGTCAGGCGCCCTGAGCGCATTCATGTCAGGAGTCAAGTCAGGAATTCCTGCACCAGGTAACATTATCTATGGCGGCGTGCTATCCGCTCTGGCCCTGGCTGAAGGCCAGCTCGCCCTTAACAATTTGCACAGCAAGAAATTGTCAGCAAGCGCGGCAAACGCACCGAGTGTGTCTGCCTATCAGACCGTCGCCTACGAGACGGGGTCTGACCTGCAAGACAGCATACGCGACCAAAGAGTATACGTTACTGAAACGGATATAACGGACACAGTGAACAGGGTGTCGGTGATTGAGTCTGAGGCGTCGTTCTGAGAATAAACAATATTCTAAAAGAAAAAAAAATAGAACATGAACTTTAAAAATTTGCCATTATACCGTATAGTCGTTGACCCAGACGAGGAGGAAACAGGCATGACTTGCATAAGCCTGGTCGACGACCCTGCAATCGAGGTGAACTTCCTGGCGTTCAACAAGCATGAGAAGCTGGCTTTCACCGTCCAGGACGAAGCCAAGAGGATTGTGACAGGCCCAGCCATCATCAACGGTATGCCGATATACCGCAGAAGCCCAGAAATGGGTGAATATATGGTGGTGTTCGACGAGCAGACCATCGACAACATCATATTGAAGTACTCTAAGTTCAACATGTGGAACAACGTAAGCCTTCAGCACAACGGCGAGAACCTTGACAACGTCATTATGGTGGAGTACTTCAAGAAGGACAGTGATAAAGGCATTGTGCCGAAAGGCTTCGAGGACGTTGCGGACGGTTCCCTTTTTGTCAGCTACAAGGTGCTTGACGACGAGCTCTGGCAGCAGATTGTCAACGGCGACGACCTGAACGGATTCTCAATCGAGGTGAACGCAGACCTTGAGCCTACTGGAGAGACCGTCGACGACGGCTACGAGGCGGACCCTGAAGAGATGGACGTTTGGGACCTTTTGCGCGAGATACTCGGCGACGACGTTGAACTGCTGTGGTCGAGTGAAAAAAAAAAGTTCGCCAGTGACCTCAGCGTCATAGAGAAGGCTATCGACGGTGAAAAGGAACTCTCAATCAAATACGGCGACCGCACAGTCAAGGGAACCCCCTACTCGATATTCGACAACAGGGGCTCCCGTAACGTTGTGCTGTACGACGGCAAAGAGTGGCGAATCCTCAACGAGAAAAACATCGTCAATGTAACCGAAACAGGCAACAAGGGCCTGGTGAACTGGGGCGAGGCAATCAAGCAGCCAGGGTTCGACTGGGTGACTGAACGGATAGACAAGGCCGTCGAGGTTGACAACATCAACCCAAACATTCCAAAGAACGACTACGAGCGGGCCATTGTGGAACACCGCCCAGCTATGGTCACATATATCGACGAGGTGGGCCGCGAAACGGGTATATGCGTCGGAAACCGCCAGGTCCAGACTATGGAAATAGGCTTCACGCGCAAGGGAAACGCCTGTCTGAGGGTGTACCAGCACTTCGGGCCTACACACCACACAGACGACCCGATACCAGCATGGCGCAACCTGAGGCTCGACCGCATCAGAAGCTTCAAGATTGTGGACTGGCTCGAACCGTACACAACCGCACCACTGGGTTTTAATGAGTTAGGTCCTGATAAAGATGGATTTGTATGTACTTTGAGGTCAGACCTGAAGGTCGGATGAATTGATATAGTCGGGGATATAACCATCGGATAAATAACGCTGCTTGGCTTCGAGCGGCGTTTCTTTTATCTGGTCGGGGTGGCGACGGTTGAAGTCTCTGACCCTGCAATAAATTTTGTTTTCTGGCTGCTGACGGTATTGTTTGGCTTTGGTTTTAAATTTGTCGGGGTCCGCTTGGTATTCAAGTTTCTTGTGTTCCCTCTGGTACTTTTTCAGGTCAGCCTCGACATAACCACTTCTACGAGTATTCAAACATTTACCCAGTTGTTGGTAATGTACAATGAAACGGTCCTCAATAATCCTGGCCAACTCAGGTGTGTTCGCACAATAAACAAACGAAGTTTCAATGTTGGGGTCTTTTGACAATGAGTCTTTGATATGCTGATAAAATTTTTTTGACTGTATGTAGCAACTTTTATAATGCCTCCAATTAGGGTTGCAGGTCTGGCCGACATAGTACAGGTCGGCGTCGATGACATGGTGTACATACACATAGTAGGTTTTCATATAGCTTGCATTTTATATTCTAAAAGCAAATATACAACAATCTTATGACAGTTTCAAATACAGTCGATTTGACTCACATATACGATATAGCTGAGGCGTTGCTTGAAAGGTATAGGAACAGGCTGCTTGACATCGACGCATACGGAACTGGCAGTTTCGTCAACACACTCGACTATGATGTCATACTTAAAATGGACGCCGTCACCATAACGTTCACCGTCCTCCAATACTGGGAACAGCTGGAATACGGCAGGGGCCCCACGCATGGTTCAGGCTGGGACGACCCGATTAAGGACCTGTCCGAGTGGATAGCGTCGAAGATTGAACGCGGCAAGTTCATGCCCAGGCCAGGCAAGCCGCTGCCCACCACACAGAAGGAACTGCGCAGGGCCGCCTACCCCATCTACCGCTCAATAAGCGAGAGGGGCTACCGCAGGGACGGAGAGAAGGCCGAACCTCTGAAACGGACGCTGGAAGCCAGCGAGGATTTACTGGAACAGTTCGCCAACGAGGTGGCCGAGCAGATTGGTGACGACGTAAGGGCTGCGTGGCTGGACCTGAATAAGTTAAAAAGTAGCAAAAAGTAAAATATTTAATAATCAATATTTTAAATAAAGTAACTTAAACCAATACTTTAAGTGTCGGGACGCATCCCGCCGTTTTGGCAACATTTGTATAATCTAATAATAAATAAATCATAATCACATGAAGAAAAACCTTTTAATCAAACTCAGACAGATGCTTCTCAAATTCGAGGACATCAATACAGAGGAAGGCGTTGTGCTCAGTGTTGAGGGCGACCTGGAAGTAGGTAAAGAGGTGTTCACCACCGACGACAACGGCGACGTTGTGCCCGCTCCCGACGGCGAATACAACTACGAGAACAAGGTCATCACAGTGGCCGAGGGTGTAATCACTGTCATCGCCGACAAGGAAGCCCCACTGGAAACTCCCGCCGAGGAACCCGCCGAGGAACCCGTCGTCGAAGAGAACGAGGAAGAGGCCCCAGCAGCCGAGGAAACCCCAGCCGAGGACGAGAAGGACGCCAAAATAGCCGAACTGCAAGCCCGTATCGCCGAGCTCGAAGCCGAGAACGCAGAGCTGAAGGCCAAGCTGGAAGAGCCAGCCGACAAGCCCGCAGAGGAAGAGTTCAAGAGCCAGGAAGCCGACGAGCCCACCGCGCAGGAGAAGGCCGCAAACATCGTAAAGTTCCTGAGGAACAGAAAATAAGATAATAAAGAACAAAAAAGGAATATTAAAATGGCAACTAGCTACGACATTACCAACCTGGACGCTAAGTTGAAAAACTATCTCAGCGCCAACAAAGACGAGCTCATCTCAAAGGCCGTCTTCAATTCAAAATCAAGCCGTCTGTTGAACCTTCAGACTGGCGTGAAGAACCCGACCGCCATTGTGCGCCTCGACAGCTCAGTGACCCTGGCCGACGGCACAACCTGCGGATTCAATGCAACTGGCGAGGATGTGTTCACCAACCGTACCCTCACCCCCAGCTTCATCAAAGTCAATAAACAGTTCTGCCCCAAGGACTTCCTGAACACCTGGAAGGCTTCCGACGTCAAAATGGCAGCCACTGGCCAGGACGACAATATGCCGTTCGAGCAGCAAATCATTGAAGCCAACCTGAACCAGCTCGGCGCAATCGTCGAGAAGCTCATCTGGCAGGGCGACACCACCAACGGTACTGGCAACATGGCACTGGCCGACGGCCTCTACACCCGCATGTCCGCCGACATCACCAACAACGTAATCCCAGCGGCCAATGTACTGGCAAAAGGCACCGACACTGTATGGCAGCGTGTCCAGAAGCTCTGGCTCGCACTTGACCCTGCAATGGCTGGCAACGCAACCATCCTGATGAGCGTCAGCAACTTCAAGCAGATGATTATCGACCTGACCAACAGCAACCTCTACCACATCTTCGAGGAAATCACCGAGGGCGAGTACAGAATTTCAATGCCTGGCGCAGCTGGCACCACCATCCGCGGTATCGAGGGTCTTGAGGGTCTCGACGTTATCATAGCCACCCCGATGGACAACCTGTACTACGGTGTCGACCTCGAAGGCGACAGCGAGGAAGTCGACCTGTTCTACTCAAAGGACGACAGGGTGTTCAAGATGGTTATCGAGTTCGTCGTTGCGACAAACTACGCAATCCCTGAATATATCTACGTCAACCGCTAATCATAGCAGAGTAATGGGAGGAAGGGGCCTGGATAGGCCAGGCCCCATAAATAAAGGAAAATAAAGAAAAAAAAATAAATAAGGAGAAACATCATGGGATGCCCAACTCACATACTTGAAATCACCAGCTCATGCGGCAGCAACCTGCCTGGCGTGAAAGAGGTCTGGATTGGCAATTTCGGCGACTATAGCTACACCTATATGTACCTGAAAGCTGACGGAACCGAAACAGCAGACGCAGCAGAGGCTGTGGTTGACGCAGACGGTAACGCCATCAAGTCAAGCATTTCAGCCGCAGCCCTTGGGACTGGGGCACAGGCTATGGTCAAGTTCGCTTTCCGCAAGAACACCGCCAGCGCAACGAACACTTTGACCGTTAACGACAACGGTACGAACTTCTTCAGCAACGCTGTCAACATGTACTTCCCCAAACAGGATACAGTGAAGCGTCTGTCAGTCATGTCGCTTGTACAGGGCGAGACCTGTGCGATTGTGGTCGACAAGAACGACAACAAGTGGTTGTACGGCCATGACGAGTACCTGAACGTAAGCGAGGGAACCGTCGAGACTGGCGCCGCTCCAAGCGACTCTAACGGATACAACATCACTTTGTCAGTGGACGAGAGACAGCTTCCGCTGCCTGTCAGCGACGCTGCATACGAGACAATGACTGGCCAGTAATACAGGCTGCCAACTAAAACAAAGCCCTCGGTCCTCGGGGGCTTTTTTGTTTGCCCGCCCGAACGGTCGCGGTGATATATTCTTAGATAAAACATCTGATAATAATGGATAAATTAAAATTCATCGAAACACGCACAGCAAACACCCCTGAGATAAAAGTTGTGGACAAGAACAAGGAATACATCTACTGGGGCGAGAACAATATGCTGCCTTATGAACTTTACAACCTGTTTGAGAAGAGCTCGATAATGACCGCGATTGTAGGTTCGATGCGTGACTATATTTTGGGTGACGAAATCGTCAATCTTACAGGCTTCCAGACTGTCAACAGAAAGGGCGACACACTGGATGACCTGGTTTACAAATGCGTTATGGACTACTGCCTGTTCGGTGGCTTTGCCATCCAGGTGATAAGGTCCAAGTCGCTCGAAAAGGTGGCCGAGCTGAACTGGCTCGACATGCGCAAGGTCAGAATCAGCAAGGACGAGGACACAATATGGTTCAACGAGTGGGACAGCAGGAAAAGGAAACAACCAGTGAAGCTTCCAAGATTTCTTAACGGGGCCAAGCAGGCCAACTCGGTGTTCTACTACAAGGGCCGACTGACAAGGACGCAGTACCCGACGCCGATGTATGTGGGCGCACTCACAGACTTGCAGATTTCAGCCGAGGTCGACAACTACAATATGACCAACATATTGAACAACTTCACACCGTCGGCGGTCATCAACTTCAACAACGGCCAGAACCTCGGGGAGGACGAAATCGACGAACTGGAGCAGAAAATCTACGACAAGTTCTCTGGCACCTCAAACGCTGGCAAGATAGTGCTCAGCTTCAACGACGACACAGAGCACGCGACCACAATCGAGAGGCTTGCCGACGACGGGCTTGAGAACAAGTACAACAACTTGATGGGAACCACGCGCGAGAATATATACGCTGGCTTCCGCATCAACCCAGTGCTGACGGGCCTCAACAAGACGAACTCAGGCTTCACTGGACAGGAGTTCAACGAGGCGTTCAAGCTCTACAACAAGACCGTAATCCAGCCAGCCCAGAAAGAGGTCATCGACGCTTTCGAGAAGATTTTCGGAAAGGGCTGCATGGAAATAAAGCCGTTCACCATCGAGTTCGACGACCTGGCCCAGCCTAATAACGACATAAAAACGATTGAATAGCCATGGTATTATTTCTTTCAAGCGAAAGGCTCAAAGCGGACCTCCTTAACGACAATGTCGACGACAGTTACATCCGTTCCGCCACAATCATAGCCCAGCGCGACCTCAGGGAACTGCTCGGCGACTGCCTGTACGAGGCACTCGAGAGCAGGGTGGAGAACAACGACATACCCGACACAGTATACCAGGAGCTCCTGGACGGCTATATCGTCCCCTGGCTCGAGTTCAGGGCGATGGGCGAGCTGTGCGTCCTGACAAGCTTCAAGGTCGGGAACATCGGTGTTTTTTCCAACTACGACCAGAACGCCAACCAGAACGAGCTCAACACAGTAAAGTACATTGAAAACTACTGGGCGAGCAAGGCCGAGTACTACCGCAACCGCCTGGTGAAGTTCCTTGACAAGAACGCCGACGAGGTGCCAGAGTGGAAGGATTGCTGCAACTGCGGCGCAATAACCAGCCCAAGCCACAACAACGTAGTGAGGACTGGAATTTATTTGGGAGGAAAATAATATGCTAATTGTATACAAGAAACCCACCAGGGGCCGCTTCTTTGTGGTTGGCGGCAAGGCCCAGCCAGTTGTGGAGTGGACTGTCACAGTGACCGCTGGCGCCAACGGCAGCGTGAGTGTGGACGGTGTTTCAGGCAACTATTCGGCCACAGTTCCAGACGGGACTGTATTGACATTGTCAGCCACCGCGTCCGAACACTATGCGTTCACGCAGTGGAGCGACGGGAACACAGACAACCCGCGCACAATAACCGTTACGTCCGACATTGCCCTCAGCTCCGAGAACGACCCTCTGAGCTACCATGTACGGATACGCACCAACGGCAACGGCAGTGTGAGCGTCGACGGGACGGTAGGCGATTATGACGACTACTGCTCATACGGCACAAGCCTGGCTCTCGAGGCTTTGCCAGCCACAGACTACAGCTTCGACAGTTGGAGCGACGGAAACACCTCGACAACCAGAACGGTGACGGTCACTGGCGACATTGTCCTGGCCGCGAGCTTCCAGGAAGAAACGCAATATTATTCAGTGAACATATATTCCAGCGGCCCCTTTACGATTGTTGTGGACGGGGTCGAAGGGGACTACTACGAGTCTGTCGCGGAAGGCACCGAACTGTCGGTTGAGGCAATAATCGAAGAAGGCTCAATCTTCGACAGTTGGAGCGACGGAAACACTGACAATCCGAGGACGCTGACTGTGGACGGACAAATTGAACTTACCGCTTACTGCCATGAAGATGAATATGTCGAGCCGACATACCTGACAGTAAACGGCGTGCAGGGTGAAGGGACTGTGTCTATCGACGGAGGGGAGCCAGACTATTCGGTTACGGAAGAGGTTATCCCAGAGGATTGCCGCTCGATTGAGGCTTTCCCAGAGGAAGGCTACGAGTTTGTCGAATGGACCACCCAGGGACAGGTTTCAGTCAACGACCCGACCGAGAACCCGACCTATGCGTGCTCAGGGAACGAGGATGGCGCCACAAACATTGTGAACGCAGTGTTCCAGCAGGTTGAGGAGGATTTCAATGTCGATATACACGCTGGCGCCAACGGCAGTGTGAGCGTCGACGGCGTTCCAGGCGACTATCTTGAAACCGTCCCAGGCGGCACAGTGCTGGATATCGAGGCTTTGCCAGACACCGACTACGAGTTCACCCAATGGAGCGACGGGAACACAGACAACCCCAGGACGCTGACGGTGGATAGCGACATTTATCTGGGTGCCAGCTTCCAGCAAGCGGCACCGCAGTTCAAACACTTCTATGTGAAGGATTTGAGCGGCTCGGCCAACACCTTGACGCTGACTGCTGGCACTGAAAGTTATACACCTGTGGTCAGTGTAAGCGTTTCGACGGACATGGCAAACTGGAGCGGCCCGACCGAAATCACCACAGGCGGTATAACGTTTACGGTCCCAGCCGACGGCAAACTATATCTTAAGGCCACAGCAAATAGATGGAGCGGTAGTAGTTCTGGCCGTAATAGAGGCCACTGGATTTCTTGCAGTGGCAGATACGCAGTAGGCGGCTGTATAAATTCACTGTTGTTCGGGGACAACTACCAGAATTCAGCACTTACCACAAACAATTCAACTTGTTTCGCCTATTTATTCTCCGACAGCATAAATCTTGTGGATGCGTCCGACCTGATAATGTCCGCAACTGTGGCTAACAACTGCTACCGCAACATGTTCGAAGGATGCACAAGCCTGACGACGGCACCTGAGCTGCCCGCCACAACCCTGGTTTCCAGCTGCTACAACGGCATGTTCCAAGGATGCACAAGCCTGACGACGGCACCCGAGCTTCCCGCCACAACCCTGGTTTCCAGCTGCTACCGCAACATGTTCTATAACTGTCGTAATGTGTCTGAAATTACTATATATGCGGATGATATTTCAGCAAACTACTGTTTAACTACTTGGCTGTACGGTGTTGCAAGTACAGGGACGTTCCACAACCTCGGCTCGGCGTCATACCCGAGCGGCGCAAACGGAATACCGTCTGGATGGACGGAAGTGCATTCTTAACACTGAAAAATCCAGCCAACTTGGCCAGATAACCAAAGACAGGGAATCTTTCAAGACAGGGTTCCCTGTTTTCTTTATATTGGTGTGAACTCTCATCAAGTGGAAGTCCCATCGACACACTTATAACGGAAGCGCACCTGTTTTATTACAAACAACATCGATATTCTATTAAAAAAAAAATCATGACTATTACAGAACTTTATGAACTTGTGGGCGAGCACGCCCATACAAAGATAAATGTAGCCACCTACTCAAAGGCTTCCCCGTACACCGCCTGGCAGTCCAAAGAAACAGAATACGCCGCTGTGGCGTTCACAGTCGAGAGGATAACCAACACCGACGAATACCAGAGCGTGGAGTGTATCCTGTACTACGGCGACAGGCTCAGGCAGGACGGCTCCAACTGGATTGACCTACAGGACGCTGGGATGGCCACCCTGACGGCGATAATCAACGACCTGAAAGAGGACGACGGCATACTGGACGTCGAGAGCGGCTATTCAATCGACTTCTTCAATCATGGGCTTTCCGATTTTATAGCTGGAGCCTACGCCCGCTTCAACATACTCCTTCCGTTAGATAACTGTATAACAATGGAATAATATGGCTGTATCAATAACTTACCAGAACCTGAAGGACTTGAGGGACAACGCCCAGCTCACAGTGGGGGAGAAGTACGAAGTCAACGACTATCCTACGTTCCACCCGATAATGGAGGCTGTGGCGGCGGGCGAACTGTCCCAGGCTGGGACAACCTCCAACGGATGGACGCTCCTTTATTCGCTCGACAGCGACAACCCCAACCCGCCAGCAGGGTTCAAGGGCTTGGTCATCTACCTCTCGAACGGCAGCATCGAGGCCTGGTTTGACTGGGTGAACGACGCGACGATAGGCAACAGCGTCAATGTAAGCGTAGCCCCGACTTTCGACAGCGACGGATACCGCACCCCATACCAGGGCTCGATTGTGCAATGTTCCAACGTCGTCATATACGGCGCGGGGAGCCTCGACATCATAGGATGCCAAAATGTCATAGTCGGCTCGGGCAACAGCGGCGAGCTGAGGGGCTGCAACTATGTGACGGTGGGCGACAACAACACATCCCTGTCGGTCCAGTCGGTCACTGGCTGCAAGATTGGAAACGGCAATTCAAACATAACTGTGACCGCAGATGACACTGAAATAGGCAACGACAACCAGGGCTTGACATTGTCGGCCCCGAACGGCAGCGTTGGGTCGGGGAACAGGGACCTGTCGGTTTCCGCACAGGACTTCGAGATTGGCAACGGATGCCTGAAAGTCGATGTTTCGGCCAGATATACAAGGGTGGCGGACACCATGTACACCGATATAAAGGCGCCGTACAACACCGTCAGGGACAGCAGCGGCGTCGAGCTTGTGGACTCGGTTGGGAACACAGTCGACGGGTCGAGGCTCGTCTACCTCAGGGACGTCAACAACAACGACATATATACCAGTGAATTTATCCAGGACACACACCAGTACACGCTCCCGACTGGCGGGACAGTCCAATACAACACGCCAGACCCCCAGCCGTTCGTAAGGGTAAGGCCGAACAACTTACAGAAGCCGTACAGAGTAGCGGCCTCGATGATAGCCAACATATCCAGCCAGGCCGACAACTTCGGTGTTGTGGTTGACAAGATAACCGAGGAAAGGAAGTCTGACAGCATAGCACAGAGGTACTACCTGGCAGACGGCGTGTGGACGCTCGAGGACGTCCAGGCGAAAAAGGCTTTTGTTACGATGGCAATGCCAAAGTCCGACAGTGCGAAAGTTGAAATTACGGGATGGGGCGAGTACGCAATCGGAACGACCGTCACGCTCGATTTCAGGTATACGACGGGAGGATGCTGGGCCGAATTCGTCGACGAAAACGGGACACACCACAGCGCGCCTTACTCGTTCATCATATCGGCTGACACCCAGGTCGGTGTCGCTGTGTACACAGTCCCGAACGACGAAATATGGTACACAACGACGGACAGTCAGACAATAACGCCGTACAACCCGAACAACTTCGGCGGGGCGACCATTCAGAGCAACACCTACTCAGGCGGAAAGGGTGTAATCAAGTTCGACCAGCCCCTGACGGCGGTAGGAAACCAGGCCCTGTACGCTTGCACCAACCTGGCCTCGATATCGCTTCCTGGTACGGTCACAAGCATAGGCTTCGCGGCACTCCACCAGACCGCCCTGTCGTCGTTTGTGGTGCCAGCCTCAGTCACCTCGATAGGCAACTCCATACTGTCTAGAAACCCAGGACTGGAAGCCATAACGGTCGATTCGGCGAACACTGTGTACGACAGCCGCGACAACTGCAACGGCATTGTGCAAACTGCTTCGGACACCCTGATAATGGGCTGCAAGAACACAGTCATACCGAAAAGCGTGACAAAGGTCGGCGGGTATGCGTTCAACGGATGCTCAAGCCTGGCGGCTATAACAATCCCAGCGTTGGTGACGAACATAGGAAACTTCGCGTTCTACAGCTGTTCAGGTCTGGCCTCGATAACGTTTGAAAGCACAACGACTGTACCTACGCTCGCAGGAAGCGTGTTCACCTCTCTGCCTAACAACGGAACTGTATATGGGCAGCCTGGGCTCGACTATTCGTCTGTCATGGCCGCGCTCCCGAACACCTGGACACTAATCCAATAAATATTCTATTGAAAAACGATAATATATGCTTAATTTCACTTTGTTGATTAACGGTTCCGAGGTCGACCTGAACGAAAAGGCCAGCATCGCCCTCACCAGGACATACGAGAGTCTTGAGGACCCTACCAAGATTTTCACCGACTATTCAAAGACGGTCGCCATCCCGATGACGGCCAGGAATAACGTTGTGTTCGAGAACGCATTCCGCCCAGACCAGGTTGTGACAACGAGCGGACTGGACCCGCGAAAGAAGGTCCCGTTTATACTACTCAACAACCAGACCATCATCATGGTGGGTGTCGCAAAGGTCGTCGACACCGCGTCCAACTCACCGAAGGACCGCAACTACTACATCGTCCTTTACAGCAAGATGGGTGAGATATTCAACGACCTGAAACAGCTGACGTTCCACCCTACGGACGACGACAGGTACACAATCCCCAACCCTCTGTCATACGGCTGCAAGATAGACAGGAACATCGTCGCCAACAGCTTCAGGCAGGAAAGCCACACACTGGACCTGGCCAGCAAGGGCGACCTGGACTACATAGGCTTCATGCCGACATACCAGGGAAAATATCCAGACTTTAAAAGCGACAGGGAGGAAATGAGGCCTGGGACGTTCGAGTGGGTGGACAGCCCAGAGGATGGCGACGGGAACCAGCTCGACGAGGGAACCGAGGTGGATGAGCACTACCAGCATGAGTTCAGGAGCTACTACCAGCAGCCTTTCGTATATGTCGACGCCGTATGGCAGCTTTTGAAGCAGAAAATCGAGCAGATGGGTGACTACAGGCTGGAACTGGACCCGAGCTGGTTCAACCCGCAGAACCCGTACTACGCTAACCTTGTCATAACGATGCCGAGCCTGTACGACAACTCCCAGTCCGAGGCTGGCGAGGAACCGACCGAACACCTGGCCGTACACTACAACAACTACGTCAGCAACACAACCGCGCAGGCCGACCTCAGCAACAACCACAAGCAGATGCTGTCGTTCAGCCACGCGAGCGGCACGCATGTGTACCAGGCTGGCAACCGCTTCTACGCAAACGGAAGGCCAGTGCACTTCCATTCCAGTTTCGAGTTCACACTTTTCGCCGCCAATCCAGACCCGCAGCTCGCGGACGGGTACGCCAGGCTGAGGGACGACAACAACCTGTTCCTTGAAATCAGGGCCGTCGACGCATACACTGGCCAGTATATCCCAGGGGCCGTAACAAAGTATATGTTCTACTCGAACACCACCGACCACGCGAGCGACGCCTACACCAGCATAGACCTGGGAATAACGGCCAGGAGCCATCCGAGGTACGTCACAAGCCCAGACGACAACGTAGTGAACTTATGGAACGGCTACGCATGGGCAGGCCAGCTGGTCGCCGATTTCGACGTAGTGTGGCACAACCCGTTCTGCATCATAGCAAACCAGTACGCGGCCAACAACGGCGACCCGTTCGAGTTCGCGCTTGGTTCCTGGGTGCCCCGCTGGGACTGGCTGTGGACGGATTTCTATACTTTAAATGAAACTGTATCGGGTCATTACTGGTATCTGACCAGCTTCGGCACCGAGTGCACCGTTACATACGCGAACCGCAGCGGCTCGCAGCTTACAATGAACAGGATATGGTCGATTGAAAAGACGCCGTTCGAGCTGATGCTGGACTACTGCAAGATGTTCCGCCTGGTGTTCGACCTCGACACAGACGACAGGACCGTCAGGGTAATGTCGCGCGACAGGTTCTTCCAGAACTCCACAATAGAGGACTGGACGGACAAGCTCGACAGGACCAAAGAGTTCAAGCTCAAGCCGATAAACTTCGACAAGAAATGGCTGGACTTCAAGCTGGCCCAGGGCAAGGGCGGCCTGTTCGAGAGGTATTTCAGCCTCTACGGCAGGAACTACGGAAGCTACAGGGTGGAAACTGGATACGACTTCAACAGCGAGGCCGTAGAGGTGTTCGCCGAGCTGCCTCCGTCGATGATTGCGTCCAAGCAGCAGGACTCGGCGATGTTCAACACGCGGCACCCGTCCCGTTCTGGATTCAAAGGATACGACTACAAATACCTTCCAAACGAATACTATCCAGACAACGACAACGAGGGGTCCAACGCTGGCAACTCAGGCCAGTTCTATTTCAGGAACGGCACATACGCCCCAGACCCGACGATAAGCTGGCCCAGGAACGACGGGAGCCACTGCGTGCTCGTTACGGACGACACAGAGTGGCAGATGACGCATGGCGAATACTGCTGGACCAAGTACGGCAGCTACGCGGTGGAGTGTGACAGGCTCCCAGCCATAAGCACCTGGTCGGGCGACGGCCAGTACTCCGTCTTTTTCGCCAAGCCCAAGGAACTGTATTTCAAACGTTCGCTGATAAACTTCTCGAACGATTCGTACATATACGACAAATTCTGGAGGGACTACCTGGACGACCGTTACAGTGTCCAGACCAAAGTCCTCTCGACATACCTCTACCTGACAGCCGACGACTGGATGAAGTTCAAATTCAACAAATTCATATTGATTGACAACATACTGTACATGGTGAACCAGATTAAGGACTTCGACCTGTCCACCGACTGTTCCACCAAGGTCGAGCTGGTACAGGTGAACGACAGGTCCAACTACTCCGACACTGGCGCCAGGTTCCCGTACCTCTACACCATGCCAGACACCGTCGCTATTTCCAGCGGGCCGTCCGTCGGCGTGGATGTATTCAGTAGCAGCGCGTGGAGCGTCTCAAGCTGCTCGGACTGGCTCTACGCGGTGAAGAACGGCGACAGGCTCGACATTTACAGATATAATATCAACTACACCCTCACAGCTGAAGGCGTGGTCATACTCACCAACGCGGACGGTCTCCAGTGGGCCCTCACTGTGACGAACTCCCAGAACGGTCGCCTCACGCCGAGCACCAACACCCTGCATTTCGGATACGGCGGCGCGACGAGGACGCTGTCGGTGTCCTGTGCTGGCAACACACCGATTGTGGCGAGCAAGCCAGATTGGATTACGGCGGAGTTTAACATAACGTCATGGAACTACAGGGACCTGGTCCCAGGCACTGGCCTGATATATGCAAGGAGTGCGGACATTGCGGCCCTTAGGAGCGCCAGCGTGCAGCTGACTGTCACCGCAGCGAGGAACAGTTCAAGGAACGCCAGGAACGGCTACATAGTAGTGTCGAACAACGCTGGCAGCTGCGTCATAAGGGTTTCCCAGAGCGGCAATCCGAACATCATACCGATAACACCAGGCGGAGGGCATGACATCTCGGCCATAGACGATTTCGAAATAGACAGGCTTGACCTGGCGGCTGGAGAGGCGAGCGAGGTTGAGTTGAACACCCCCAGCCAGGTGGACTTCCTGACGCTCGGCATATCTAACGGGCTGACTGATTCCACAGACTCGCCGAACATCGGGGAAACGAACTTCCATGTGCAGCCCGAGATAAGCCCTTACCATACGACGGTGTACAACAGGGACGTCGACGGAGGCTACATCAAGGTGACGACTGTGGACGGCCAGAACGTAAGGTGGCCGTACAACATAGGGGCTTCGCCCACATACGACGTATATATCTATGCCCAGGAGAACGGCCATGTACAGGTCGACGGGGTGGACGGAAACTACGTCGGCAACCATCCGAGCGGGACGCAGATTATGGCCACCGCATACGAGGACCTGGGCTACCGCTTCGCCCAGTGGTCAGACGGGAACACAACTTTCTCCAGGACGGTGACAGTCGGGACCTCGCCGATAGTGCTGTACGCATCGTTCGTACAGTCTGTGGTGGACAGGCCGATTGCATACAACCTGACGAATGTCAAAACATCCAACACAGCGGCCAAGGTGGCCGACGGGACAAGGTACACAACGACGCTGGCCCCGATTGCTGGATACCAGATAGCGACCGTCAAGGTGACGATGGGAAGCACCGACATAACGGCCTCGGCGTACTCTGGCGGCAAGGTGACGATTGAGAGCGTCACTGGCGGCGTGGTCATAACGGCCAACGCGGAGGCCATCGAGAAAGAATGGAACTACAAGTGGAGCGCGGACGACGGCGTGGCCCCGCTCAACTTCAAGAACTTCGACACATCCACTGGCGACATCTCGCAGTGCGAGCCAGACACAGGCGGAAGCTTTATGGATTTCAACGGGAAGAAGGTCTGGCTGCATGACGCGGACAGCGGCAACGAGTGGTTCATGCCAGGCCCGACGAACATAGAGTACCTCGAAATGGAGGCCGTCCTGGGCTTCAAGGACCCAGGCGGCGGCTACCCCCTCCTGGAAATGAGCGGGTACACAACCACAGACGGTATAGAGATGCGCCTGGCGAACGACTACCTCATAGAGTACAACAAGGGAGGCGCCATGGTGTCATCTGGCCTGAAGCTCGACCCTGAAAAGATGGGGTTGCAGGACTTCAGGGCCATGATAAGCGTCGACAGCGGAAAAGAAAGCATGAAGATTGGAAGTATGTTCGGATATGAGGGCACGCTTGAGGCTAATCTCTCCCTGGCCAGCAAAAACGGCATATTCAACGCGAACTCAGGCTCAAAGTTCATGCTGAGGGAGCTCAGGCTCAGATGGAAGCTCTCTTCGGCGATAACGCCGACATATACGGTCACAGTGAACGGACTTGCTGGAGGTTCGGTGAGCGTGGACGGAACACAGGGCAACTATTCAGGCACAGTCAACGGAGGCACTGTGATGGCAATCAGTGCGGTTCCAGACCAAGGCGAGACGTTTGTGAAATGGTCCGACAACAACACTTCCGCGAACCGTTCAATAATTGTGAACAGCGACATGACTTTGAACGCGTTGTTCGGCAAAAATCCTGAGTATGTGATATATTACGAGACCAGCGACGGGCAGACCGTCACGCCTGGCGGCCATGTGAATTATGATTACGGACAGTTGTCAAACATTGTCAGCAACACCTACCAGGACGGTCAGGGGATGCTTGTTTACGACAACAAGGTGTGGGGTATAGGCGGAGACTTCTTCGGCGACGAGGCGACGGTCACCGCTGTGACGTTCCCAGACACGCTGGAGATAATCGACGCCACGCAGGGCGGATTTCGCAACACTGGCATAACCTCTGTGGACCTCAGGAACATAAGGACCTTGAACGGGAAGGTGTTCTTCGGCTGCCAGATTAAGAAGCTGTTCATTCCCAAGACGCTGACGGACATGGACGAGGACACATTCAACAAATGCCCGCTTGAGAGGATAAGCGTGGACCCGCTGAACCCAGTCTACGACAGCAGGAACCGCTGCGAGTGCGTCGTTGAGACGGCGACCGACACCATAATACAAGGCTCCAAGTACTCTACGGTGGCGGACAGCGTGAAGAGGATTGGCTTCGGCTCGTTCATGTACCTCCCGATAAAGTCGATGAGGTTCGGGAAGAACGTCGAGTGGCTGGGCGAGGATGCTTTTAGAGAGTGCACAGATTTGTCTGAATTAACATTTGCATCGCCCAACCCGCCCCAGTGCGAGCATGAGCCAGACGACTTCTGGGTCGGGCCTTTCCACAACGTCGCGTACAACGGCGTGCTGAAATGCCCAGCTGGGTCGGCGGCGAGCTATCAGGAGTTCTGCAACACCTACCTGCCAGCTGGATGGGTAGTCGAAGGGTTTTAGAGTTGGTAAAACGGCAAGGCAAGCAGGGGCTTCGGTGGGTCGTAACTCCACTTGAAGCCCTTGTATTTTTTGAGCTTGCCGTTGCAACAGTCGGTGATGTGGCCACTGCTGAACCCGTTCCTGTCACATTCCATTGTCGAGGGCCACATGCCACACAGCTTATCGTCCTGGGTGTACATATAAACGGTCTTGGCTTGTGAGTATCTGATGTTATAAGGACAGTCGCACCACTCCAGGTTCTCGACTCGGTTGTTTGTAGGATTTTTGTCCTTGTGGTTTATTTGTAGTTCCTCAAACGGTTTGCCAATGGCATCCTCGGTCCAACCTACAAGGTCTGGGAACACCATACCAACGAGGCGGTGGACTGAACACTGTTTCTTAATACCATCCTTGCATAGGTCGACTTGCAGGTATCCGTATCTGTCTTTATAAGGTCGCAACAGCCTGCCTGTTTTAGGGTTAAGCACGCTTCCAGTTGAACTGACATCATATTCATATATTGTTCTCCATGTATCCATAGTGCCCTATAACGGGAAGATTACTCTTTTATTACAACAATGATATTCTAATAGAAAAAAATTTATGATTTTCATTACAGACGAAAACCTAATCATACGTACACTGAGGCTGAGGCGTACAAATCCAGTTGGAGAATACATTTTCTTTCTTCACTATGGTATGGGTAATCAATATTATTCGATACCCGTAGAAGATACTGGGGATGAAAATGTTATGGAGTTCATAATCCCTTCCAGCTTTACAAGTACGCTGTCTTCAGGCGAGTACGCATATTCAATTGTTGCCGATTCCCAGGTCGTTACGAGTGGAATGGCCAGGAAGAGGGAGGTCAATTTCCCATCCGATACAGTATACACTGGAACCGTTGACAGCGGAAACAGGTACACAGTGCTGATTTCAGCCCCTGTGGGCGGTTTTCTCTACGTTGACGGTGAAAGATACCAGACATACCGCGAAAGCGTCACAGAAGGGCGGGAAATACTCGTACAGGCGGTTCCTGACGAGCACCACACCTTCAACCAGTGGAGCGACGGGGAAACAGAGAACCCAAGGACTGTTGTGGTGAACAATGACATCACCCTGGCGGCTTCATTCGAGGCCGCTGAATACACAGTTTCGATTTCTGCTGGTTCCAACGGTTCGGTCAGTGTCAACGGCGTTGTCGGCGACTACACAGCCACACTGGCATACGGCACAGTGCTGACTATCGAAGCGGAAGCCGACACCGACTACGAGTTCGGGCAGTGGAGCGACGGGAACACTGACAATCCAAGGACAGTCACAGTAACAGGCCCAGTGGCCCTGGCTGCGGCGTTCCAGGAGGCCACCCAGTACTTCAGCGTTTCAATTTCAGCGGGCCAGAACGGTACGGTATCAGTCAACGGAACACCTGGCGACTACTCACAATCTGTCGCGGAAGGCACTGTATTAACAATCCAGGCTATTCCGAACACTGGATACAACTTCACCTCATGGAGCGACGGGAACACAGACAATCCAAGGACAATCACAGTGGCAGGTGACATAGCATTGGCTTCATCCTATGAAGAGGCCACCCAGTTCTACCAGGTCACAGTTACGGCAGGTCAGAACGGCACCGTTTCAGTGAACGGCGTGGCGGGCAACTACTCTCAGACTGTTATCGAGGGCACCGTCCTGACACTTGAAGCAACGCCTTCAACTGGATACAGCTTCACAGCGTGGAGTGACGGAAACACTGACAATCCGAGGACGCTGGTGGTCAACAGCGCAATCAGCCTGACTTCGGTCTACGAGGCACAGACTCAGTATTTCAGCGTGAACATATCTGCTGGTGCAAACGGCTCTGTATCTGTGAACGGCGTGGCAGGTGACTACTCACAGTCTGTCGCGGAAGGCACCGTCTTAACACTTGAAGCCACACCTTCAACAGGCTACGACTTCACTGCCTGGTCAGACGGTAATACCGACAACCCGAGAACACTGACAGTTACAGTGCCAGTCAGCCTGACATCCACATACGCCGCAGAAACTTACACTGTATCGATAGCATCCGAGGACACCGATGAAGGCAATGTGATAGTGAACGGTGTCACAGGTGACTACTCGCAGACTGTGAGCTACGGCACCCAGATAGCGCTTTCAGTTTCACCAGCACAGCACTACGACTTTGTGATGTGGTCGGACGGCGTTATAGCCGAGACCAGGACTGTCACTGTAACAGGTCCGCTCACTCTTACCGCAGTGTTTGCAATAAATACATACAACGTATCAATATCCGCAGGGCAGAACGGAACGGTCACAGTGAACGGCGTCACAGGCGGCTACCAGGCCACAGTCCCGTACAACACGCAGCTGACCGTATCAGCAACAGCGAACACTGGCTATAATTTCAACCAATGGAGCGACGGCAGCTCGACCGCTTCCAGAACTTTGACTGTAACGTCTGACATCACCCTCAGTGCCAGCTTCCAGATTCAGACGTTCCAGGTTTCAATCACCGCAGGCCAGAATGGCAGCGTAAGTGTGAACGGAACGCCTGGAAACTACAGCCAGACCGTCAACTACGGCACTGTCCTGACACTCGAAGCGACACCTTCAACAGGTTACAGCTTCACAGCGTGGAGTGATGGAAACACCAGCAACCCCAGAACACTGACAGTTACGGCACCAGTCAGCCTGACTTCCGCGTTCCAGGCCCAGGCCCAGCCGTCTGGCCTCAACACAATCAGGTACACCGCCACAAACGGACAGGCCAACAGCACATGGCTGACGGCATACGACAGCGATAACAACGTCCTGACACCGACAGAAACAACCACCTACGGACGCATTGTATTTAGCGAGCCTGTTTACAAGATTGTCGTAAATACCGACAACGCATCCAATATCGAAAGCATAACAACCTCGTACAAGACAGAAGTGGTTGCATACAGCGGCACTTCCAACCTTTCCAACTGCACAAGCCTGACGCTCAAGTCGCCTCACATGACATCTATCGACTTCACGCCGTTCACAGCCTTGCAGAACATTGAGAGCTGGTACGCCAACAACGACGCCACTATAAGCGGACTGTCCAACCTGCCAGCCAGTGGAACATGTTTGACCCGTACCGACAACAACCTGTGGGAGTATTCAGACCTTTCAGGCTGGACATTCCAGGCACTCGGCACTGTAATCGCTTACGAGGCTGAAGAACAGATGGACCTTGAGTACCACCATGTCCACAACAGGGTGAGCTACGATATACAGCCAGCCAGCCACACATTCTCGGACGGTGTCGGCACAATCACCTACGACGAGACTGTCGGCGAGCTGAGTGACAACTGGGAAGGATGCGACAAGCTATACCTGCCAGACACAGTCGGATATTTCAACATGTGTGAAGCCCTACCCCAAGCTATGGAGGTCGGCGAGTACTTCGGTGTCGTAGGCGGCTCTATGGACGCAGGAAAAGACTGGAACTACACACAACTCTTCAACAACGGAATACAGCCAGACTGCGCAGTTACAGTCTGCCAGGACAACCCGATACTCACCATCGGCACCGACGGATGCCTCTACTACAAGGAAGACTGGACGGGTCTGAATGTAGTCAACCAGACGGTTACAAACTCCACAATCGCGCTTCTTGATATGGACGACCGCTGCGTCGACGCTTCCACCTGCATGTTCAATGGAATTAATGGAAGATGTCCCTTCACTATAACCAGGCTGGTACTCGGTGACAGCTGTGAAAGCCTAAGATTGTATCCACTTAGTGGTTGGGACCCTGGTTGCTTGAACATAAACGAGATTGTCCTCAACGACACCCTCCAGATGTTCAGTCATGGCGGCGAGAGAATATCCCACGCAAGCGGCGGCAGCAACAACCCGTACCTGAACGTAACCAACAGTGGATACGCTATCGAAAGCGAGGACGGGACGACCCTCTACTGGTGCGGTTCCAACCAGGCCGACCTTTCGGGTTACACACACTTCGCCGAGGGCTGCTGCGCACGCCTGTCGTTCAGCTCGATGCCAGACATATCCAGTGCGACGCAGGTTGACAAATACACATTCTACAATGTTAGTGGATTAAGCACATGGGTGTGGCCAGACAACGGCATAACGTTTAACGGCGGTGTGTGTGTAGACTCTTCACATATAACGAGGATGGAGTTCGGCAACCGCTCGGTTTCGTTCAACAATGCGGACCTTGGCGGGTATGCAGGACAGTTCTCACTGCCACGCTTGGCAACTGTTGTATTCAACTCACAGTTGGCACCGACACAGGACGAACACAACAAGCAAGTGTTCTGTGACATTCCGACAGTCGGAACAGTCTACATACCGCTCGGAGCGGACTACAGCACATTCCTCAACTATCCAGGCAATGTAAACAACATCGGACAGTGGACTGTGAAATACATAATGGACAACACCCAGCTCGCAATCAAGCACACGCCAGGCGTTACCATAACCGCCCCGACCCTGACTGGCCTTACAATGGTGGCCTCAGCCGACAGCAACGGATGGCTCAAGGTGACATATTCTGGCGACATAACGGCTTACGACAGCACCGACCTCCAGAACAACACTGACGTTCTCGAAATCGTACTGCCCGACACCTGCCTGTCGGTCGGAAACGGCGCGTTCCTCGGATGCTCCAACCTCGCGAAGGTGACTGTCGGCGACAGCTGCACAAGCATCGGCAACAGCGCGTTCTACGGCACAGCCATAACAGAGTTCTCGGCCAAGGGCGTGACAAGCTTCGGCTCAGGCGCGTTCGGCGGCTGCACAAGCCTGGTGAGCGTGGAGTTCGGCGAGAACCTGGCGACGCTCGGCAACGGTCTGTTCTATAACTGTTCAAGCCTCGAATATGTGGGCTTTGATGGAGCGACTGGCCCGACCATCACCAACAACGACCTCGGCAGCGGCATTCACGCCACTGGAACAATCTACATTCCAAGGTATGCCAACGACGCGAGCTTCGCCGACTTCATAGCCGACATGCCTGTCGGTTGGACCGTCATACGCAGGAAGCAGAACCAGATACTCTACCAGACCACAGACGGACAGCAGATTAATGCGCCGTCGGAAATCAACGGCTCGCCGCTCATAAAACACATATACTTCAATGGCTGGGGTGTGATAGAGTACGCAGGCACCAGGCTGCACCAGATACCTGAATACGGGTTCTCCAACAACAGCAACCTGTCGGCTCTGTATATACCCAGCATCGCTGTAAATATCGGCTCCAACGCATTCGAGAACTGCGACAACCTCACAACCGTCGAGATACAGGACTGCACAGATATAGACTGGAACGTATTCAATGCAAGCCCGATTGTCAACGGCCCAGACACAGGCAAGCTGACCCTGCCTCCGAGCGTAGGCTATATTTGGGGTGGAGCGTTCGCCAGCCTGGAATCTTCCGTAATAGAGTTCGGCCCAGCCCTGCACTCTATAGACGCTGATACGTTCAACCTCCAGAACGCGACGGATGTATATGTGTACACCACCCGCACAATGGACGACCGAGGCAACCCGTTCATGAACACACCAGCGACTGGCACCCTGTACATGGTCCCTGGGGCCGACACAGCTTACTGGACGCAGTACCTGCCAGGCTGGACGGTCTACACCAGCCTTTCAGTGGTAAAATACACATCTACCGACAGAAACAAAGTTGAGCCACTGGCCAGCGCGTTCAAGAACCAGAACAGCACAGTCGTCCCTCTGGTGTATAACTACTACCATCCAGATATCGGCGGCATCCTGACGTTCAACGGCACACTGGCGAAGCTTGAGGCTGGCGCGTTCTCCAACACCAACGTCGCCACAGTGGAACTTCCAAACACAGTGACTGATTTTCAGAGAAATGTGTTTGCAAATACCAACTTGACAGACATAAAGATAAACAACGGCCCGAACGGAAGCACATCACTTGCCAGCGACACATTCTACACCAAGTACAGCGGAACCGAGCAGCATGGCCTGTTCAAGGTGTCCCGCAGCGGCAACGACAGGGTGGACCACCTGTGGGTCGGAACAACGCGCACCGTCATGGGCTCCCATGTGTTCACAATAGGGTCGGCGGCCTACAAGGGCAACACCGCCCTGGAGAGCTGCCGCATCGGAAAGTGTATCACCACAATCCAGAGCGGGGCGTTCATGGACTGTTCGAACCTTGACAAGCTGTACCTGTACCACACCGTCTATGCCAGCGACATAGCCAGCGACGCATTCAGCGGCGTGGCATCCGCAGGAACCCTCTACGGGAGCTCGGACACCAGCGTGGACTACACAGATATACTTGCAAAGCTGCCTAGCGGCTGGACATTGTCTCAGTCCTAAACAAAACGGAAGCCCCCTTGGAAAGCCGAGGGGGTTTCTTTTTCCAGTATATTGGTGCCAGTCGCCATCAAGTGCCGACCGCATCGACAC